TTGGCGGGTACGGCCGACACGCGGCTCATACGCGCCTTGCGGACATCGGAGTAGGAGGCGCGATCTTTGGTCGCCCCGACGCGAACAACCTTGCGAGTACGACGCGTGGTGTATCCCGAGCGGATGTGTGAGTGCATTTACTCTGGACTGAGAAAAAGTCCTGGGGGTCCGTGCCATTTCTTGCGGACTTGCTCGTAGCCCTGGATAAACAGCCGAATCTTACCCTCATTTGACGCACCGAATTCAAAAGCCGCGCCGTCCGGTATCGTGAGCTCGAAGTTTGGGTAGTCGTATGCGTGCCTCAATTTCATTGTAGAATAGAGGATGTTGAGGGCGTAGGACTTGATATCCTTGACTTCCCCAATCGCGCACCAGGCTATGCTCAGAGAGAGTACGTCCGGACGCCCAAGGAACGGCCCTCCCGGGATGGATTCGGCAGACCCACCGTCTATGTAGTGCCATCCGTCCGCCAACTTGGTGCTCGAGAACATAAAGGGTATGGCGACCGATGCACAGACGGCGTCCAGAACGCTCATGGTCGGCGTCGTGTCGACCGAAAAGTAGATCGTCTTCATCAGGTCGACGCAGAACGCAGATGCATGGAACTTCACGGGGTGCAACTCATAGAGCTCGCGAAATGACACGTCATCTTTCCCGTAGAACTTCAGACAGGCCTCGGCGAGAATCTTGCGAACCTTGGCCGTAGGCACAAGTCCATAGTCTCGGAGGAGGCTCTTTATGTTGGGTTTCATGAGCTGTTTGACGGGCACAGTGAGGGCGTAGTCCAGAACTTTGGCTGGGTCGCCTTTGGTCGCGCAAAACAGAAAGCCAAGAAGGGCACCGGCCGAAGACCCCGAGATTTCCTCGAGGTCATCGAGCTGACCGCCCCTCTTAAACTTGGCGAGAACGCCGAGATATAGAAAGAACCCCATGGCGCCTGGGCCTATGGCCAAGTGGCGCATCTATTGTGGGGGTTTAATAAAACTGCGGGAAAAGTCCGCGCAGGGAAGCGAACACGATGGCGAACACGAGGGTGTGGACACCGGTCGCGGCAAGTCCGCCCGAGGGGGGAAGGGTCAAGAGCACACCCGGAGCCAGCAAGATGAAGAGGGCCAGAGGAACCACAAAGTCCGCAAAGGTCAGGGTAAACTTGAAAACAAACTTGATGATGGCCCATGAGATGATGGAAAACATGAGGGCGTGGATAAGGAGGCCCGGGGTCGGCTTCGACCAGAGGTTTGCGAGAGCAAAAAGGCACGTCGGCACGAGGACCTTTGGTCCGGTGATGTCAATCATTTACTATTAGACCTAGAAAACAAAGTACCCGGCCCACGTGAAAAACTGCTCCGGCTGGACCCTCTCACGAACTATGGCCACCTGTCGTACGCGCTTCCACACGTCGGTCATCAGTGGCGTCGGGTACATGGTGGGTCCAAACTTGGTCGGATTCAACACGAGCTCCACAAATTCGGGGTAGGTGCAGGTGTGCTTTCGAGGTAGGAAGTTGTCGTGAATGAATTCTAAAATGAAATTCCAACCATCGAGGAGCTCCTGGGAGTACATGTCCTGCCAGTCTTCTGGGTGGAGTTCGGGATCAAAGTCATCATGGTCGTCTGAATCATAGACGTAATGGTCGCCCTGGTAGACGTCCCGGGAGTATTCATCGTTGATACCCATGGTTTTGACTTTGTAAAACCGCGAGCGCAGCCTTTATACAAGAGCCTCCTGGAGAAATGCGCATCACAAGTCGCGTAGCGACTTGGTTCGTTTTACCACGCTCAAAGGTTTGCCAGACCCGTCACGCTGATGCTGGTCGACGACTTGGACGGCGCTGCGTCCTGAATGGCAGTCCAGGCCCCCTCGATCTGCGCCTCGTTTCCACCAAAGAACGAGGCAAGACCCCGCTTGATGACATCCTTGGTGATAGTGCCCTTAGTCTGCTTCGTCTTGAGGTTCACCTTGACGTTGTCCTGAACCTTGACGGTGTCAATCTCATTCTGTTTCATGTGAGTCGAAATAAAGCCCTTGAGCTCCTTCTCACGGGCATTCAACGTGCCAATATCCTTGCGTGCTGCAGCGAGCTGGGCCTTCAAGTGGACCCACTCCGTCATAGCATGTTTGAAATCCATTACTGGTATTTCGCACCATTTTTTTAAGTTGGTTTGCGCGCGTCAAACTTCCGTGATTTTCTATACAATCACTTGTAATCGTAGTCGATCTCGAACTTGGGACGCATGACGTCCGGGGGGATCGTGCTGAGGTTGAAGATGCTGACCGGGTCGCGGGGGTTCAGGGGCTCGCTGCGGAAGTCCTGGTTGGCGTTGCGCAGGACACCACCGAGCGTCTCGGGGTAGCCAATCTGGCTGCGGGGGTCGAGGTAGTTCTGGTTGCCCAGGATCTTGTCCGGGCTGAACTGGCCAAAGTCCTCGGTCGCCACCACATCACGCGGGATGAGGCTGGCCGAGCTGACGGTCTGACCAATGTTGTCGCCCATGCCGCCCTGGACCTGGCCGGGCATCAGGGTCCTGGCGACGTCGCGAGAACCACCATCATTTCCCAGGTTGAAGCCAGCGACCTGGTTCTTGGGGGCGGCGTCATACCGGCTCGTCTTGGGGCCAAACAGGAGAAACAAAATGACAATGACCAGAACCACGATGGCGAGTCCCTTGCGATTCATTTATACTTAGTGTCTACTTTTTTTTCGGCCAAGTCGGGACTTGGGCTGGGACGTTTCGAGATGCCTACGGCCGAGACCAGTTGCTACGCAACTGCCCGTCTAGTCCAAATAGTCGGTCGGGTCCTCCTCCTCCTCTGGCTCGTCCATGAACGCATACTCGGTCTTGACGACCGGCCTGGCCGCCCCGCGGACGCGCACCTGAAGAACGCGCCACACTGGACCGAACGACTTTTTCAGGAACCAAAGACCCGAGAGCTCGAGGAGCGCATCGACTGTCGTACCAGACTTTACGTCCTGGAGCTCGACCGAGTTCTTCTGGGTGTCGAATGCGACAGTCACCACCTGGCCCTTCACGGACGCCAGGCTGGCACCGATCACACCGTCCGTCACGCTCTCCTGGAACGCCGTCTGGATCGTCTCGTCACTGAGCTCCTTGCCGAACCACTCCACCTTGGACGCCTTGGCCTGAGTCAGGAGCTCTCCATCAATTGCCGAGAAAATCTCGGAACCCTCTGGAACCTTGAAATTCACCGACTTGGTCGACAGGTCGTCCTGGAGAACGAGACCATTCACCTGACGCTGAGCGCCATTAATCTTCAAAAAGTACCGGCCGTCTGGGAGCTTCTGGGGCTTTCCGTACTCCATCTGTACTACTCATACAAAAATATTCTTTAACTTTAGATGTCGACGTCGCCCCCCGCCAAGACGTGTGGAGCCCAATATGTGCTGAAAGATTGTCAGTGTCTTGCGGACCCCTTCGACAGATATTCTACAATCTGCGGATACATCAGCAAGAGGGATGGCCTGTTGTATGGGTGCGACACTGGATGCTGTTCTGACAATTGCGACAATTTGAATACAATTCCGATGGGTCTCGAGAATCGACCGTCCGCTGGCGTGTCTTTGCCTCCTGGATACGGTCTTGACCTTCAGACGACTTCAGATCCGTCGCCGACCACATCAGGAGAGGCGCCTTTCTTCCCTGTCAAGGCTGTGGAGGTGGGAACCACGCCCGCGTCGTACAAGGCGTGGCAAATTCTTCTGATTGCAATTCTACCTCTCATTTTGGTCTTGTTTCTCTCGTGTTTCATCTAGTTAAAGAGGGAGGCCCTGAGTAGAGTACAATGGCTTCAAACGTCGACACTCCCGTTACTCTCGATGCTCTGATGAAGGAGATGAAGGCCCTCCGCAAGGAGGTCCGCAAGATCCGCACCCACATCGAGGACCCGACCGGCGAGAAGCAGGCGGCCCGTTCCAAGAGCAACGGCTTCAACAAGCCCCTGGACGTCACCCCCGAGCTTCGGGCCTTCCTGGGTCTTGCGGCCGAGGAGAAGATCTGCCGTACCGACGTGACCAAGCGCGTAAACGTGTACGTGACGGAGAAGGGCCTGAAGGAGGGCAAGTTCATCAACCTGGACGCGCCCCTGAAGGCTCTGCTCAAGGTCCCCGAGGGCACCCAGGTCAGCTTCCTGAACCTCCAGAAGTTCCTGGGCCCCCACTACCTGAAGGACCCAAACGCCCCGGAGAAGAAGCCTCGCGCCAAGAAGGCCGAGACTTCTCCCGAGGCCCAGGGCGAGGCGGCCCCGGCGGAGGCGCCCAAGGAGAAGAAGCTCCGCCCGAAGGTCGCCAAGCCGACTGCGGCCTAGAGAACTGGTCATTCTTCGCATGGCTTAAACAACTAAAACCCGTGTAGAGTACAATGGAACCCCCGGTGTTGTCCAGGGACAACCTGAACGTACTGGTCGGCACAAAAATCAAAAATATGGAACTGTATCAACGGGCTTTCACTCACAAAAGCGCGTTGAAGCGGTACACAGGCCTCACCGGCTCGTACGAAACTCTCGAATTCATGGGCGACTCGGTTCTCGGCTTTGTCATCACCAAGCACCTCTTTGACCTCCACGAGAAGGAGCAAGAGGGTTTCCTGACCAAGGCGCGTACGAAGATGGTGCGAGGCAAGACCCTGTGCGAAATCTCCAAGGCGCTTGGCCTCGAAAAGCTCATCATCATGGATGAGAAGGGCGAAAGGAACGGCTGGAACACCAACGAGCACATTATGGAGGACGTCTTCGAGGCGCTCGTTGGTGCAATCTACCTGGATCTTGGGATGGTCCACGCCAAGGAGTTTATCATGAAATCATTCACCAAGGTTCAAACATCCCTGATCGACGACAACTTCAAGGATCAGCTCATGCGGTGGTGCCAGGCGCTCAAATACGAACTACCCGAATACCGCCTGGTGAGTCAAGTCAACGGCCAGTTCTTCATAACGGTCGTGGTGGACGGAATGGACTGTGGGTCTGGTTTCGCCCTGACGAAGAAGCAGGCCGAGCAGAACGCGGCCGAGATTGTACTTAAGACGGACCCCCGTTTTAAGAACAAGACGATACCCCGAAATGTCGCACCTCGAAGCGAGAGCCCGTGAGCTCATCAGCGCCATATACGCCGAACAAAGATCTCAGGAATGGTTAGACCTCCGTGAGCAAATGATCACGGCGAGTGATGTCGCGAGCGCCATCGGTGAGAACCGCTACGAAAGTGTCGACTCTTTCATCAAAAAGAAGGTTCTACGGACCAAGTGGGCCGGTAATGCAGCCACGGCTCACGGGACGGCCCTCGAACCTATGGTCCGGGACTTGTACGACCAAAAGACCGGTCGCAAGTCTCATGAGATTGGTCTGGTTCAGCACCGCGAGTATTCGTGGCTAGGTGCTTCACCCGATGGAGTCACAGAGGACGGCCTCCTCATCGAGATC